AGGTTACCGCTGCAAAGTTTCAAATGGCAAAAGACGGCATTGCTGCAATAAGTGCTTTGTCTGCTGCTTTTGCAAATGAAGACGAAGAATCTAAAAGGCGGCAGTTTGAGTTCCAAAAGAAATTATCCCTTGCAACTGCGGTTATTTCCGGTATTGAAGCGGTACAAAACGCATACACTACCGCACAAAAGTCTCCGTACACCGCTGCCTTCCCTGGTTACCCTTATGTACAAGCAGGACTTGCCGCAGCATTTAGCGTGGCACAGGTTGCATCAATCGCACGAACTCAATACGATTCACCAGATACCAACTTTGATACCGGTGGAGCCGGTGCGCCATCGCAGCCACAATTAACTCCGCAGTTTAATGTCGTTGGGCGTTCTGGTATTAACCAATTAGCGCAAAGCGTTAACGAGAGAAACCAACAACCTATTCAGGCGTATGTGGTAGCAGGTGAGGTTACCAACGCACAACAATTAGCACGTAGACGAGCAAGAACCGCAACATTCGGATAAATGAAGAAAGTAATTGAATTGGTTTTAGAAGAAACCGAAGGACTAAACGGCATCAACGCTATTTCCATCGTTGAACATCCAGCAATCGAAGAGAACTTTATCACCTTGGCAAAGGAATACGAGGTAGAGTTCAAAGCACAGGACGAGGAGAAGCGCATCCTGATGGGCGCAGCTTTGATTCCCAATAAGACAATCTACCGCAACCAGGGAGGCGAAGAGTTCTATGTGTATTTCTCTAAGGAGACGGTACGCAAGGCATCTGAGTTGTTTTTGATGCGTGGCTACCAGGGAAACACAACTCTTGAACACGCAGCCGAGTTAAGTGGTTTGTCGGTTGTTGAGTCGTGGATTGTGGAAGACCCACAAAAGGATAAGACCGCTATCTACGGATTGGAATTGCCAGAGGGTACCTGGATGGTATCTATGAAGGTCAACAACGATGACATTTGGAACAACTACGTTAAGACCGGACGTGTTAAGGGATTTTCTATTGAAGGGTATTTCGTGGATAAGATGCAAATGGAATCGCACCTTGAGCGCATCGAGGAAGAGGAAGCCGAGTTTATGCTATCTAACATTATCGCCAAGATTAAAAAGGATGGCCGTTTGAAGAGCAAGAAGCGAATTGAAATGGAATCCTACACGGATTACCCGGAGTCCGTTCGCAACAACGCAAAGCGTGGAATTGAGTTAAACGAGAAAGGCGGTAACAAATGCGCTACGGCAGTTGGCAAGATTCGAGCGCAACAACTTGCAGACGGACGTGCTATTAGCGTAGAGACCATTACCCGTATGTACTCGTACCTGTCCCGGGCAGAGGCGTACTATGACGAAAGCGATACCGCTGCGTGCGGTACTATTTCCTTTCTGCTATGGGGAGGGTTAGCCGCAAAGCGTTGGTCAGAATCTAAATTAAAAGAATTAGGTAAACTATGAAACAGACCCCTAGCCGTTCCTCACCCAAAGGAGACAAGCGTGGCTGCTTGTGCAAGAATAACACCTATTCCAAAAAGTGCTGCGATGGTTCCCTCCAGGCACAGGGAGTGGGAGTTACCGTCAAAGTCCCAACCTAAAAATGTAACAAAATCAATTAACGAGTAATTTGAATTATGAAAGCAACAGAAATTTTCCAGAAATTCTTTGCCGAACTGTCCGCAGTTGAGACATCCGAAGTTGAGTTGGCGCAAGCCAAACTTGATAACGGCACCGTCCTAGAAGCTGAATCATTCGAGGCAGGCCAACCCATTTTCATCGTATCAGAGGAAGACCGTATCGCAGTCCCAGTCGGTGAATATCAAATGGAAGATGGCCGCATCTTGGTTGTAGTCGAAGAAGGTGTTATCGGTGAAATCAAAGAAGCAGCAGCCGAAGCAGAAGAAGAGCCAGAAGTAGAGGTCGAAGTTGAAGCAGCTGCCGAGCCGTCTATGGAGGACAAAATCAAGGAGGTAGTAATGCCTATTCTTGAAGAGATGAAAGCTGAGTTATCAGCAATCAAAGAGGAAATGGCAAAAAAGAAGCAAGAGATGTCAAGCGATATGCCTGCTGCTATGCCCATCCGCCACAACCCAGAAGCGGCACCTGCACCTGCACGAGTGAACCTCGCACAGAACGCACCGGAGTCTGCTCTTGACCGAGTTCTTGCACGTATTAACAAATAAATCAATTCTAAAAAATGGCTACTACCACTTCAATCACTACTACGTATGCTGGCGAATTTGCCGGTAAATACGTAGCCGCTGCTCTTTTGAGCGCACCTACCTTGGACAAAGGTCTCATCGAGATTATGCCCAACGTATACTACAAATCCGTTATCCAAAAGGTATCTACCGATGACATCCTGAAGGACGCTACTTGCGACTTCGACCCAACGTCTACCGTGACCTTGACCGAGCGTGTTTTAACCTTGGAAGAGTTTCAAGTTAACTTGCAGATGTGCAAGAAGGACTTCGAGCAAACCTGGCAGGCCGTAGAGATGGGTTATTCTTCTTTTAAGAACGTACCTGCTTCTTTTACTGACTTCATCGTTGCTTACGCTGCTGAACGTGTTGCTGCTCGTATCGAGCAAAACATCTGGGCTGGTGTTAACGCATCTGCTGGTCAGTTCGCAGGTTTCCAAACTTTGTTCGCTGCTGATTCTGACGTTATCGATGTAACCGGTACTACCGTTACTGCTTCTAACGTAATCACCGAATTGGGCAAGGTAGTTGACGCTATCCCTGCTGCTTTGTACGGTAAGGAAGATTTGTACCTGTACGTTCCTCAGAACGTTGCTAAGGCCTATGTACGTGCTTTGGGTGGTTTTGCTGCTTCAGGAGTAGGTGCTAACGGTGTTGATAACGCAGGTACTACTTGGTTTAACAACCAGGAGTTGTACTTTGACGGAATCAAGGTTGCCGTTGCAAATGGTTTGTCTTCTAACAAGATGGTGGCTGCACAGAAGTCAAACTTGTTCTTCGGAACTGGCTTGTTGAGCGACAAGAACGAAGTTCGCCTGATTGATATGGCTGACATCGATGGTTCTCAAAATTTCCGTTTGATTATGCGTATGAGCGCTGGTATCCAGTACGGTATCGGTAGCGACATCGTTTACTACGGAGCGTAATTAATTTCAAAAATCCTGATAGGGGTGGTGGTGTAATGACGCCCCACCCCTTTCTTTTTTAAACCAACTAAACAATAATAAAATGGCTTGTGCATTATCCCTTGGCCGCATTGAACCTTGCAAGGACGTTGTAGGTGGCATTCAGGCGGTTTACTTTCTGAACTATCAGAACCTGACGGTTACCTACGATGTAACCAACACAGACGCTATCGACACGTTGGGAAGCGGTTTGACGGCATACAAATACGAATTGAAGGGTACCTCTTCTTTTGAACAGGCAATCACTTCAAGCCGTGATAACGGAACCACCTTCTTTGACCAAACCTTGAATTTGACCTTGCACAAGTTGAGCAAGCAGTCACACAAGGAAATCAAGTTGATGGCTTACGGACGTCCTATCGTAATCGTAGAAGACCGCAACTCTAACTTCTTCGTTGCAGGTTTGGAACACGGTTGCGAGGTTACCGGAGGAACGATTGTTACCGGTGCTGCAATGGGCGATATGTCTGGTTACACCTTGACCTTGAACGGACAAGAGCAGTTGCCTGCAAACTTCTTGGATGGTACGTTAGCTGCTTCTGGTATTTCTACGATTGTTGTTGGTTCAGATTTTTAATATACCTTTGACCTATGGAAAAGGCATTAAAGATTATGAACGGGATGACTTCTCGTAAAATTCAACTTGCTAACGTTAATGATCTTAACAAGGCAGCAAAAGAACTAAGTGCTGACGCTATCGCATTAACGGGTCTAGCAAATAGATTCCAACGCGTAGATATGGACTTGCGCGGTGCAGAGCAAAAGATGCAGCAAGAAATTGCTGACTACACAAAAAGGTTACAAGACCAATTTGATCTTTCTGTAAAAGAACACGCTCGTCTTAAAGAAGATATTCGCAGTGCCGCCGCGGAAGTAAAGCAAGTTCTTGTTAAGGTAGAAAGAGTAACACAAGAGGTCGAACAGACTGCAAAAGAGCTTGGAGTTCCTATGCCAATCCCAGTAAAGGATGCTAAGCAATTAACACAAAGAGTTGATTCGCTTATAAATAACGTAACAGCTTATATAAAATAAAATGAGCAAGCAATCTATCTATAATATCCTGGCTGCAAAGGCAGAGCCAGTAAAGGTTGAGTTGGCTGCAATCAAACCAGCGCAAGCGTTGGTTTCATTGAAGAAGATTGATGATGAACTGCGCTCTATGGAGAGTACCATCAATTCAGCGCAGCAAAAGTTTTTGCAGGCGTTAAAGTCAGCAGAAGCAAAAGTAGATGCAATCGATAGCGATTTGTCTTTTACTATTGCAGACGCAAAGCAACTTGGCATTACTGACTATAACCAAATCCCAGATATGGGAGATTCCGTTAAATTGATTCAGCGTTTGAGTCAAGTTATCAATGGTATGCGTAAAATGTACGGAGGCCAATAACCCAGAACAAGGTAAAATTAAGAGAGCCATCCTTCGGGGTGGCTTTTTTATTTATAGGTAAATCCTACGTAAATCGAAATCATCAAAGTAATTAAATATACCATCTGTCTCACATTCGCCTATTCCATATCTATATTGAATATAAAGCGGCTTTAATGTCTTAGCATCAAACACAACCTCATCAATAGAACCATCTATCAAGATCGGATAACTAATAAATTCAGTTTTGAACTCTAACTTTTTAAGATCTTCTACCATTGATGGTATTTTATCTATCGCGTAGTCGTAGATGTGCTGCTCTAATTTAGTCATAACTTTAAGTGTTTTAGCAAACCTACTAAATAAAGAAATACAAAAAGCAACAAACGAGTTATTTACTAGATGAACATTTTAACCACAAGCGCATCAGCGCAGAATTTGCAAATCATCCCTCGCTCGTTTCCGGCATCTGTATCAGTTCGGTTAACGAACGAGTCTACTAATACTACACAAACGCAAACAATCGCTCCTACAAGCGCAAATGGCTATATGACATTGAATGCTGCTTGGACTTTAAAGGAAGCAAACTTTTACCTATTGGAGGTATTTGATGGCGTAAATTTGATATACAGAGGTCGTGTATTCTGCACGAACCAAACAAACTTCGAGAAGTTCACGGTAAACAATGGCGTTTACACGCAAGAGCAGGCAGGAGATAACACGTTCGTAATTATATGAGCAACATACGATTTATGGCCTTGAACTCCTACGTTAAGCCGCAGGTAAAGGAGGTTAGTGGAAAGAGCTGGATTGAGTACGGAGATGATAATAATTATTTCCAATACCTGATTGACCGCTATAACGGAAGTCCTACCAACAACGCTATTATCAATGGCGTGATTGATATGATTTTTGGTAAGGGTCTGGCCGCAACAGACGCAGCACAGAAGCCAGATGAG